ACGGCTGTAGCTGTTCCTTTAAATGTAGCTATCTCAAGCTCTCGTTTCCAAAAACCAATATCATAAGCATAGTCAAAAGGTTTAAGCAAATCCATACAAGATTGAACCTTGTAGCCGTTTGTATTAGTACTCATACCTATAATAGGTGGAGTACCTGATGAGAGATTAGTCATAGACTTAGAGCTGTGCGCTACAGGCTCCATCATTGTATAAATGCTTGGACCAATCTTAGTACCACGTAGCCATTCATTAACCCACATGTATTTTACAACCTCGCCTTCTTCTTTAATAGGCTTATAGTATTCATTTACATATGTAATCTGTTCGTCGCCAAGCTCATCTATGTAAGTAAGTCTTCCAATTTTACGTCTAGATCTCCAATATACCGTAACTTCTCTAATCTCTCCTCTTTCATTAATATCCCCTCCAAAGGCATGTTTCTGAACACTGTCAGGAGAAATAAGTTTAATATTGTCATCAGTTGTTGATCCGTTGTCTGGGCCAGTAATTTGCCCAGTGTTAGATACTAGAGTAGCTAAGTCCCCTCTGTTAGACGAAGAAGAGTCAGCACGGTAATTGTTTTTTGTTTCTAATATCTTTACATCTTTATCTGTAAGCTTATCCCAGTAATCATCTAAGATCTGCCCTAAAGAACGATATTGGTAGATTACAATAATATCTTTTTCATGTAAATACAGTGAAGAGCCTCCTCCCATAGTAAAGACATTACGAGGATCAATCCTTCTCATAACGGGCTTACCTCCTAAAACGTCACATTGTATAACTTGTTCTCCGGCTACTAAAAGATCTTCAAAGGTTCTACGGAATAAAAACTCAAAGTTATTTTCTTTATACTCTCTTGTTAAAATAAGATTAGCTGTTTTTTCTGCAAGGTCTTGGTAATCATAGGTCATAAATTGTTTAACCTTTTCTACTTCTTTCTGTACACTTTGGTCATCAGGCTTCTTAGCTAGAATAGCTAAAGTCTTTTCAAATAACTTTTCTTTTAATTCTTCTTCTTTTCTAGTATTAGAGTCTTCGTCCTTACCTGATATATAAACTTTAAACTCTCTTTTTCTAGAAATGTAATCTCCTATTAGTAGGTCAATTTTAGCATTACCTATACCAACATGCTGGAACTTAGCAGGAAAACTATCTAGATCTAGCTGTGCGGGATTAATGTATCTTTCAAAGTTTTTTACATCAATAACATTTGCTCTAAGATTATAGTTCTCAGTCTTATTGCCAAACTCTCCTCTGTAGTATTCGTTACTCCCTACCAGACCTTCTGCAAAGTCGACACACTTCTTGTACCACTCTTCGTTTTTCTTAGAGTCTGATATTTTCTGATGGGGGAAGTTGTAACCAGAATATTTAGTATTCTCGTCAGCTTGTCCTGTATAGTTTTTAGCCATGTTGCAAAATTAATCAAAAAAATCTTCTTCTAGTACCTGTTCCACGTTTTGTAAAGTATTTGTTCTCTAAAAACGTATTTCTTTGTTCTGTTTCCTCTCTTTTAGCTTTATGCATCGTCTCATCGTACCAAAATAACATAATTAACGCAGAAACTCTATCAAAGTTTCCTTTTGGGTTCCATCTAATTAATTCTTTTAATATAGAAGGGGATAATATTGTACTTAACACAAGGTTATCGTTATTAGGAGAGATAGGCCCCATAAGCCAAGAGTTAATATAATCTAACCCTGTGTCATTAATTCTACCAGAGTTATAAATTCCTTTTGATGTGTTACTCCCTACTTTATATGTATCAGAGTTTCTAAGTTGATAAGGTGTTTCTGCTAACAAGAACGTACAGTTATTCTGAACAAAGTAATTAAATAACCCAATAAAGTTTTGCTCGTACATTCCTGTAGCTTTGTAATACATTAACAATCGCCTACATACCTCGTAGAAAAACTTTGGATCATCTGTACGGCCTGTGTACTCTGCTACAATAGTCCGAGTTAATCTATCAAATACTATAATAGAAGGTAGAGAGTCTGTGGTAGCTTTTGCTTTATCTACGACATCAATACCTGCTATGTATCTTCTAGAGTCTATTTCATCTTCTTCATTCCTTTTAGGTTTTTGAAAAAGTTCTATTAGTCCTTGTTTCTTTTCAGCCCTGTCTAACGGGAAAGAACGTATAGGTACTTGATCTTGAAGTGTCTCAAAGTATATCTTTTCTTTTTCATCAAACTTTAACCAGCCTTTGTAAGTCGCATCTAGAAATCTTTTTTTCTTTCCTCCTAGCACTTCTGATAGTTGGTCTTTTAACAACACGGTTGGGAATCTTGTACCTTCTGTTACAAGGAATGCCTCTGAAGGTAAGATCGGGTTATTAATTATATGTACTTGATATCTAGTTAGATCTTTTCGTTTTTTACTTCTATTTACATCTTCCTCAAGCATCGCAGAGTTATTATCTGTGATGAGATTAGGGCCCTTTTTATGTTTATTACGAGTTTGTGTTACAGGTACAAAATATCCTATAGTACCTCTAGACTCAAATGTATCATCAAATGTTACACAGTTGTATTGGTCTGGGTTACGGAATACATTTTCTGCAAACAGCACAGACCCTCCCTGAGTATAACCACCTGTACCTAACATCCAGATAACTTGACGTTTAAACATCTTAGATGCTTCAGATCCTTCTAATGCACCAATTGTTTCTACAAGTATATCAAAGAAACCAATCTCATCAAGCATTACTAAGTTAGGACGACCTGCGTTACCTGCAAGAGGGTTATTTCTAAATGTTCTGTGATATAGATAGGATCCATCTATGTTTTTAAGAAACGATCCTTCTTTTTTTGAACCTGCCCAAGACTTAAATAAAGGGCTAGGGAATACAGAAGACTCGTACTCAAACTCTCCAGGTAGATTATTTAAACCAAACAGTATTTTATCTAAAAGAGGAGCAGACCATTTAGAGTCTATAGCTCCAATAATAGTATCAGACGTAAGTGGTTTTTTATCTCTCTTTGCCTTTAAGTATTCGTCATAATCAATAGCACCTCCTGTTAACCAGTTGTGTGCTGCAATCCCTGCGGATGCATAAGACTTACCCCCACCACGAGCTTGAATGGATATAAGATTCTTTGCAGAGTTCTGGTATAAAGGTTTGCCTAGATTCTTATCATGAATTGTTCTTAGGTAATGTCTAGCAGGTACATACTCTTTTTTTAAATCTTCTTCTCTAATTACACCTAGTGATAAATACTGAGGCATCATACCCATTTCTTCTATAGACGCTCTTTCGGGTCCTAAGAATCTGTTACATGTTTTTTCAGTATCATCAGAGAATCCTGAGAACCCTCTGCACTCTTCGTATATTAAGAAAAGTTCCCAATCTATATCACGTAACCATGGTTGGCCAGGTCTCTGAGCTAGAGTCTTAGGATCTTCTACAAGAATATTATGAAAGTTAATATAATAATATAAAGGGCCGGGAATCCATTTACCAGATTCCCAATGCCCCTCAATTATTCTTCTCTTCTCCTGTTTCCAAAAATCTCGATACTCATAGCGATCAGCTATAGGATGGAAATTAGGAATCTCAGGAAGAATAAATGAAGAATTATTTACTGTTGTCCAAAAGTTCATCTACCTCTCTCCCTTCTTGTTCTCCCTCTTCTTCAGGAAAGTTAACTTTAATAATGTTTTTTGACTCCATGTGGATAAAGTACTTTGCAAATAAGAATCCGTATTCTTTATTAAATACACTTTCTTCAAAGTCTGTAAACTCGTGCTCTTCTGTTGCATCCTCTAGCATACTCGCTAGGACCATTTCAAGCACTCGAATCTTACCATGGTTATGGTTTACACTTTTTACACATTGCTCGTTAAAGTCCTCTATCTCTTTATGAAGAGTATTAATCTTTTGCAATGTTTTTTGATGACTAGCTGGTGGGTTTTTTTGTTTATTCATTTTATTAAATTTCTCCACTCTCAGAAAGAGATATGGAATTAATGTTAGAATTTTCTTCGTTAGTTAGTTCTTCACAAATTTTTTGATAATCTTTATAAATAGAATATGTGTTCTTGTGGAGCTTATCTAGATCATTACCTGTCTCTAGATTATAATCTTGGTTTTTAAGATACGACGATCTTTTTTTAATCATCTCATCCCAGTCAGTTAATGCACGCTGTGCTTCACTTAGCATAAGTCCTCTATAAGTCTCTAACATACTGTCCTCAAAAGACGCTTCCCAGTCCCAAGACTTAGGTAGTAATCTTTTTACATTCTCTAGCTTGCTTGGATCATAGTACATTAGAGACTTTGGATGACAGACTAAATGAAAAGCCCACATCATATTAGAGGATACAGACTTCTTTTTTGTCTTATCCTTTTTATACGTAGGTGAAAACTGAGGGTGCAGCCTTATTTCAGGATACGTTTCCCAGTAATTACGTTCTGTGTCAAATATTTCCGTTCTTCTTGATAGCATTTTTTTTCTTAAGTGTGGCCATAGTTTGGCGTACTTTATTCATCCTAGCTTTTTTAGGAATAAACTTACCGAATAAACTTATGTGGATCGTCAGGGCTGTCTCCGGGTCGAATAGATTGTCCTCGCCCTTCTGTATCTTTCCCAT